GGAAATAAGCATACTGTTTCTGAAATACAATGCGGACATTTTATGGGCAGGTCAAATTTGGGCACAAGATGGATGGAGTCAAATTGTAAACCACAATGTATGGAATGTAATTATTTTAAAACAGGAAACATTGAAGAGTTTGAAAATAAACTACACGAAGAAAATGGAGCTTTGGTAGAATATTTAAGAGAAACAGCTAGACAACCAACAAGGCCAACAAGAGAAGAATTAAAAGCTTTGATCTTAGAATATAGGGCTAAACTTATTTTAGTTAAAAAGAAATTTATAAAGTAGGTTGTCGGTTTTTTATAGTAAATATGCCCCTGCATTTCTATGCGGGGGTTTATAAAAAAAAGAGCCCCTCGTAGAAACGAAGGGCGTGATTAAACCGTTAACACTTGCTATATGAGATGCAAATATACAAAAATTAATTAAATTTATTTTTTTAATTAAATTAATTAAATTAATTTTACAAAAAAATTTAAAAAATGGCAAGAAACATTAGTCCAGATTCGGTTTCAAGTAAGGTTGCTGAATTAAAATTAGGGGAAAATATTCGTTTTGAAAACCCATACACTTCTGTAATGGTAATGGTTTCAAATTTAAAAAAGAAAGAAGCTCATAAAGAAAAGCTTTTTAAAATTAAACACACTGATGGGATTACTACTGTATCAAGAATAAAATAAAACCGACACATATGCACATCCAAACCGTTAAGAGTCAGCCAATAAAGCTCTTGACCACGCAAGAGAGCTGGTAGAAGAATATCACAATAAAAATGTAGCTAGACAAAAAGAACTTGCTGAGTATTTAGGTGTTAATTATGATGACATACTTACTGAAGAAGTAATTCCTACTCAGTCAAAAAAGACTTTAGCTGAAAAAACCAAAGAGTTTATTGACTCCTGTAAAACAAAAGAAGAGCTAAAGGCCTGGGAATTGATGAGTAAAAGTAATCCGGAATTACTAATGCACTACAATAATAAAATGAAAACACTTTAACTATGAAATGGAATGAAACACACATCAGAGCAAGCTCTGTAGGTTATTTAATGACCGAACCTCAATCAAAAGCTGATAAAGAAGCTGGATTGTTATCTAAAACGGCTCAAAAGCATTTATTAGATGTTTACATAGCCGAAAAGTATGGTCGCAGAAAAGACATACAAACTAAGCAAATGAAAAAGGGTATAGAAGTAGAGCAAGATTCAATTGATTTACTTTCTATGTACTTAAAAATGCCATTTAGTAAGAATGACCAAAGATTTACCAATGATTTTATTACTGGTTTTCCTGATATTATTGATAATGACAGATATTACATGCTTAAAAAGATGGATGTAGCCACTGAAGAAAATCCAGAGTATGTAAAAGAGGCAATGAAGATTGAATTTAACATGTCTTTTGATGATATTTCAATAGAAGAAAGAGTACTTATGTTTAAAGTTGGTAGAAATGAAGATGATATATTGCGCATCCAGCAAAAAGTAGAAAGAGCAAGAGAGTTTTTAAGAGAATTGGAAGAAACACATTTAAACTTTAATAAGTAATATGAATCCTGAAGTTAATAACGGTGCTAACATTATAAATGCCATTCAAAATTTAAAAATGGCTCAAGAACAATTTGAGGATTTCTGTAGGCAATACCCTAATTCGCAAGGATCAAGATTATTTAAGAAATATAGCGATAAGATAGGTTGGATATTTGGAGATTTAATATCTAATCCGTTTTTAACAGAACAAGTCAGGATTGGGATTAAAACAGAAATAGCAAGTGATGTTTTTGCGGTGCCGGCAATTATTGAAAAGGTAGCGTTATTAACTCCAGATCAAAGAGATATGATTGAATCTACATTAGATGCATTAATAAGTGGCGAAGAGGTAAAAATAGTTGACATAAACGAAATAAAACAATAAAATATGGCAAAGAAAAAAGCAAATATTCCAGAAGATAAACAAGCATATACAGAAGGATGTGATTTTTGTATGCAATTTGACTATGATGACATTCATGTAATTGGAGCAAGTCCAGATGAGCACGGTGCAATTGAATTAATAATTAAGGCTTATCAAGATGCCGGAGTTACATTTGTATGCCCAAATACTGGTAAAAAATTAAGGATATTTGCTAGGCCATTAACAGATGCTGGCAGAGCTATTTTAGATCCTAGTCAATTACCTGGAGTAACAATAGTATTATTTATAGCAATATCTATTTTAGGTGTAATAGATATTTTTAAGCAAACAAAAGACAAATAGTATGATATTTATAGTAATACTCATACTAATGGCAATAGCGACTTGGATTTCTTATGATATGAATAAAGAACCCTAGTATTAAGATTGAACTAAATTAATGTTTTCTCTTCCAGGTAAGTTTATTTGCTTTACTTTAGAAACGCCATTTAGCATATCTAACATGGCTTTTTCATCTTTTGTTATATTCAGCAAATCTTCAATATCGCCATTGTCTCTTTTATACGTTTTCCAAAATTCTTGTAAATCTTTTGGTGTAACGACTTGATCTGGCTTAAAACCTGCACGTTGTCTTAAAGACATCAACCTTGATTGAATTTCTTTTGGATGTGTAAAATATTCGTATTCAGTACCACGATACTCTTCCGGCATTTTCATTCTTGGTAATAATGAATTTCTAATTATTCTTGCATTTTCGTTATCTGAAAATGATTCGTTACCTTCAGACCATTGATTGTTGTAATCTTGTAAAAAATGATTTATTTCATGTGTTTCAACATCTGGAGCAGCTCCTTTTTTAACAAGTATTCTTCTTGATTCTGGAACGTATTGACCTTCAACTGGGAATGGTACATCTATAAAACCGGACTCATCAACAAACTCTGTTTGTGGTATATTTTTTAATTGATTCAAAATCTTTGACTTATCCATGTTATACCACATTTGACTAGTAAAATTAGGCATTACCCTATTTTTATACCAATTAATTAAAAACTCCCTGTTTTTATCAATTGGATCACCTGATTTCATTCTCCATATTTATTAAAAAATTCTCTAATAGCTTCTGTATCTTGAGAAAGTTTTCGCATTGATTGCAATTTATTTAATAATTTTGTTCCTTTTGGAGACAAGCCTTCTCTTGCGCTATCTATTTGTTCACTAAGTGCAGAAGCTTGACCCCTAGCTTTCATGTAATTTTCATAGGCTTCTTTATCTGTACCAAAATCCCAAGCCCAATCGGCTGATGCATTAAATCCTTTTTCGTCAAACAATTCTTCTGACGGCATTATTGTTGCAGAATGAAGTAATGGTCTGTTTGCTAAATAATTTTTTTGATCAACTTCTCTACTATTATCAACTGTGTCTAACCCCTGTAATAAATATTTTGTTCTTGCCCCAAGAATATCATCTACAAAGGTTCCAGCTCTAGTTGTTCCGTAAACCTTCTGCATTTCTGCTAAATATTGGCGTCCTACTGGAGTAGAAGAGAGCATATCAATAGCAGCTTGTTGAAATTCTCTATTGGAAGTAGTAGGCAATTTGTGTTTTTTCGCATGTAAAACTACTTCTTCAGGAGTTATTCCAGAACTTGCGAAAGCATTGCTTTTACCAGTAGGAGTTTTTTCAATACCTCCTTCATATATACTTAACCCAGTACCTGCTATTTTTTTTGATTTTGGTTTTTTTGGATCTTCTGGTAATTCAAAAGACTGCATCATTTCTATTGCCATGTTGTTATATTTATATAATTATTTTGTTTTTTTCATTGATTTTAACATATTTCTGCGCTTTAATATTTCTTTGTCAGATATAGTTTTTTTTGTTTTTGGATCTATATATACTCTATCATATATCTTATATGGCTTGCCTGCCTTGTGCATTAAATATGATTGCTGATATGCCGAAGTGTTTCTCATATCTTTACCATCACCCCACGCTTCAGCATAATCTTTAGGATAAAAATCCCACGCATCTGAAACAGATGCATAAGGAAGGTTTAATTCTTTATCCCATCCAAAAGAACTTTTATAATGGCCCAAATCTGGTCTAGCATTATAAAATAAACTTAAATCAAGATTGGGAGTTTCTGAATCGACACTATAAAATACTGGTTTATGTGTTTTTATTACGCTTTCTAAATCAGAAGATTGTTTTTTATGAATTGCAGCTAATTTATCTTCATTTTTATTTATTAATGATGCATATGCATCATCTTTACTAGTTACATATTTTGGTTTATGTAATAACATAGATTTCAAAACACTATCAGATTTTGAACTTCCTAATTTTGATTTTAATGAATAACTTGGTAAAAATTCATAATAATCACTTAATGGTTTGTAAGTAGAAGGCGTCAAATTTTGATCTTGATATATATATTGTCTAAATAAATCAAGTTCTGTTCCTTTTTCTCCAAGGTCGTTTGGTTCAATACCTGTATAATCTGCTAAATCATTATTTATTTTTTTAAGATTTTGAATTTCTTGTTGTTGTTTTGTTGGGCTAAATCCCAAAGCAAAATTAATATCTTGACTTTGCCTTGTTGGGCTACTTCTTAATTTACCTAATTCATACGCTTGTTTTTTTATAAAATCTCCTATTATTGGATAGTTAACTAAAGAAGGATTTTGAGCTAAAATTTTTGTTCCTAAATCAAGAAAAATATTTCCTTCTTTTTCATTTTGAGCATCAACTATTTTTTTTATATTTTCACCAACAATTGGCAATTTTGTCAGACCTAGCATTTTAGATAATAAACCTAGCCCCAAATCGCCACTTGTATAAGTTGGCTCAAGTGGATTGTAATATTCTTCTGCTGTTAAATCTTTTTTACTCATAGATCGTAAATTTCTCTTAACAGCCGCTTTTGAAGTACTAGCTTTGGTTCCAGATTTAACATTAGTAGTTGGCCCCTCTAAAACGGAAATTCCTGGAGATGTTGTTAATTCTGCTTTAACAGGTAGTTTACCACCGCCACCACTACCATCCCAATCAGATAAACTAAAGGCCATACTGTAATATTTTACGCTAATTTACGATTTTTTATGTGTATTGGCAAACTTCCTAGCGGCTTCAACGCTTCCAAATCCCCATGCTTTAAGGGCTAATGCTTTACGAGTAGGTTCTCCATTAGGTTTTTTCATTGCCCCTTTAATACCTGCGAATCTAGCCGCAAATGATACTCTACGAGGATTAGTTCCTTCTTTTACTGGTGCTTTTAAATTACCACCGGTTTCAGCATTATAAGATGCTCTACCTTTTGCATTTAATCCACCCTCGGGATTTTTGCCTTCTTTTCTTTGCCAAGCTCCTGACATAATTTATATTTAATTTCTTTTTAAAATCGTTAATCCATTGTTGTTCGTAAGTCTTTCATGTATTACCCAATGCTCGTTTTCTTTCAAAAATTCATCAATTGCTGGCCATAAACCCACTTCTTTTTTCCCTTCATAAGATTCGCCATTCCATTCAAAAGTAGTAGTATCATGAAAAATGATATATTTATTACTTTTATTACCATGTAACTCTAATTCTTTTTTTAGCTGATTGTAATTATGCAAAGTATCTATAAACAATAAGTCTGTTTCTTCTATTTCAAGATCTAATGTATTTGCAATATGAAACTCAAAATGTATTCCATTCTCTTTAGCTAAATCAATAAGAAATTTCTGTTCAGTTCCCCATTTTTCTACTGGCTCTATATCATAGGATATTATTTTTTTAGGCTTGCCCATCATAAATGCATATGTAGAAACAACCCATCTAACTCCCATTTCTGTAACATGATTGCACTCTTCGGTATATTTCTTTAGAACAGGCAAATGTTCGTTTATATCAGAATAGGTATTACACTTTTCTTCATATATTCTTTCTAATGTACTCATTTCTTTTCTTGTGCTTTAATTTTCTTTTCTTGTTTAAGCATTTCTGGCGTAGGCTTTTTACCTGAACCAGCAGCCGCACGAATATTATCCCATAATCCACGAGGTGAATATGAGCCATCTGCGCGCTTCATCATTTTTAATTTACTTTTCATACCACTAAGATACGAATTATTTCCAGTTCTCTGCCTTCCAAATAGTCAAATCTATACCTTTTAAGCCAATAGGAGGCTCTTTTTGACTTTCAACAGGTATTTCTACCACTTTAGCATTATCTGCCAATTTTGAGGCTAATTCTACGGGAGAAACAATATTTCCTTTAGGGTACTTCCTATGCCAATATACCCTGCACTTGTCAGAGCAGAATTTCTTTTTTGATGTTTCGCTCTCCATTCTTTCGTTGCAATAAATGCAAAATGGGGTTCTGTTTTTCATGTGTTACGATTGTTTGTTACGATTAATCAATTTGTTACGATAAAGGTAGGTATTTTGTTACGATTAAGCAAATTTTTGTTACGATTACCCTCTCCCTTACCTCAATACATAATACATAAGCATAAGGCCATACATAACAGCACAGCACCCTTACAAAGAATTGCACGAAAGAAAACC